TGGAAGAGTCACCGTTTCAGGATGAAGGTTTGATCTGTGCGAACTGTGCTTTCTATCAAGGTGGTCAGGCTTGCGAAATTGTTGAAGGTGGAATCAAACCGAATGCAGTGTGCAAGTTTTGGATCATCCCAAATGTGTTGATCACTGATCAACGGTTGCGTTCTGGTGAAGCATATGGTGGCATGACAAGCAACATGGATGATGATTTAGAATCAGATGAACCAGATGATTTGGATGGTGAGTGAAAATGGAAATACGCAAAATCAATGTGCAAGATTTCGAGATACGCGAAAATGGCGATGGGATGTCTTTTCGTGGATACGCTGCAGTGTTCAATTCTCCTTCTGAACCGTTGCCATTCACGGAAACAATTCGTGCTGGCGCGTTCGGCAAATCGTTGCGTTCGCGTGCCACAATCAAAATGTTTTTGAACCATGACAGCACACTTGTTCTTGCTTCCACACGAAGCAAAACTTTGAAACTTACCGAAGATTCAACAGGTCTGTTAGCTGAAGCACAACTGCCAGACACCACCTATGCACGCGATCTGGCTGTGTCCATGAAGCGTGGCGATGTTGATTCCATGTCTTTCGGTTTCACTGTTCCTTCTGGTGGGGATCGCTGGTCAGATGATGGAATGACACGCGAACTGCGCCAAATCAAACTGCATGAAGTTTCTGTTGTAACTGGTTTTCCGGCATATGCTGCAACAACTGCACAAGTGCGTTCCATTGATGCGCTTGCACAACGCACGGGTTCTGATGTGGATCAACTTGCTGATGCGCTCACCATTCTTGAAGCAGGAATGAATCTGACTGAAGATCAAGCATCGTTGCTCACGGAAACAGTTTCGAAGTTGCGTAGTGATCCAACTGCGCCTGTTGCACTCGATATCAAGCGGAAGCAACTCGATCTTCTTCTAAATAAGATCAACTAGTTGCACACAACATTTTTTTGATGTTGAATTGATGATGTGTCTGTGTCCCACAGCACGCTGATGTTGTGCGTGTCCCACGCCTATCAAAACACATATCCATTTCTATCCATAAGGAAAATCAAATGTCTTACATTGACAAGCAAATTGAAATCCGTCAGCGTGCATGGGAAGAGGCAAAAGCCCTTCTCGATCATGCAGAAGCTGAAGGTCGCGATCTTTCTGGCGAAGAGTCAGAAAAGTATGATCGCATCACGAAAGAACTTGAAGAGCGTGCAGCCACGATCAGCAAGTTGAAGTCAGATGAAGAGCGTGAAGCAAAGTTTGCTGCTGCTGCATCTGGAATCGAATCACAAGTTCGCAATGCTGCACCTGCACACAATGGTGATGCCGATCTGATCCGCGCCATTGCGCGTGGTGAAGTTCGTGGTGCAACTTTTGAACAGCGTGATGTGACAACGGCCAGCACTGGCGCACCTGTACCAACTTCGTTCTTCAACGAAATCATGCGTCACATGGTTGTTGCCGGCCCGATGCTGGAAGTTTCAAACATCATCCGCACTGCTGGTGGCGAGAACCTTCAAATCCCACGCTCGAACGCATACAGCACTTCTGCTGCTGTTGCGCAAGGTTCAGCATTTGCTGAAAGCGATCCAACCTTCCAATCGTTCTTGACGCTTGGCGCATACAAGCATGGATTCCTTGTGCAAGTGTCGCGTGAAATGGTTGAAGATTCTGGTGTTGATCTTCTTGGCTTCCTCGCAGAGCAGGCCGGAATCAGCATCGGTGTTGCAATCAACACTGCACTCACCACTGGTACAGGTAGCAATGCACCAACGGGAATTGTCACTGCAGCCGGAACTGGTGTCACTGGTTCAACAGCTGTAACCGGTGCGTTCACTGCAGACAACCTCATTGATCTTGCATACAGCGTGAACAGTGCATACCGGCGCATGCCCAACACTGGTTGGCAGATGCGTGGCACAACCATTGCTGCAACACGCAAGTTGAAGGACACTTACGGCCAGTATCTGTTCCAGCCATCGCTGCAAGCAGGTCAGCCTGATCAACTTCTTGGTTATCCAATTTGGGAAAATCCAGATGTTGCTGCTGTTGGCACTGCTGTTAAGTCTGTGCTGTTCGGCAACTATCGCCAGTATCATGTTCGCCTTGCAGGTGGCATCCGTTTTGATCGTTCGGATGATTACGCATTCGCGAACGATCTCATCACATTCCGCGCTGCGGTTCGTGTTGATGGTGGCCTTGCACAGCAGGGTGGCGTGAATGTGTTCTTGGGTGGTGCTTCCTGATTTAATCGGGAACAATCCAGTTCAAGAAGTAGGATTTGGGTGGCAGTACGCGCAGGACTGCTGCCCATTTTCTATTTCTTGGAGGAAGCGTGAATGCTGGTAATAATCAGAAACACACCAATGGATTTGCCGGAACTGGAAGCGCAGTTTCTGCTTCGAGCAGGATTGGCGCACTTACCAGAAACGCGACCATCAAAACGAAAGAGCAACTTAGAATCCTCTGGTATTCCAACGCACCTTTCACAGCCACAGGCTATGGAGTCCAAACAGCAGACATCATCACGCGTTTCAAAGAAGAAGAACACGAAGTAGCAGTTGCAGCGAATTATGGTTTGGCCGGTGCGCCTTCCATGTGGAATGGAATCAAAATCTTTCCAACAGGTTCTGCACCATATTCGGATGATGTTCTTGCAGCGCATTATGCGGAATGGACACACGGAAGCAAACTGCCGAATGTGTTGTTCACATTGTTTGATGTGTGGGTATTTAACACTTCTTTTTTGCAAGATATTCCACGCATCGTTTCGTGGACTCCGATTGATCATGTTCCGATTCCACCAAGAGTTTTGAACTGGTTACACCAACCGAATGTGACACCAATGGCGATGTCAAAGTTTGGTTTGGATTTGATGCATAAAGCAGGTCTTGATGCTGTTTATGTTCCGCATGGTATTGGTGATACTTTCAAACCTACTTCTCGATCTGTGTTCGGTACAGGTCGAGAACTGATGCAAGTGGAAGATGACAAGTTTGTTGTGATGATGAACAGTGCAAACAAAGGTGCTGCACCTTGTCGCAAAGCGTTCGGTGAAAATCTTCTTGCGTTTTCCATATTTGCTGCAGACAAACCGGATGCTGTGTTGTATTTGCATACAGAAGATCGTGGAACACAAGGTGGAATCAATCTGCTTGCATTGTGCAAAGCTGTTGGTTTGCGTGAAGATCAAGTTCGGTTCGTGGATCAGTACGCATACAAGATGAACATTGCACAAGATGTTCTTGCTTCTCTTTACACTGCGTCAGATGTTTTGTTGGCGTGCAGTATGGGTGAAGGTTTTGGTGTGCCTGTGGTGGAAGCGCAAGCGTGTGGAACTCCGGTGATTGTTTCTAATTTCACTGCACAACCGGAACTGGTTGGTGATGGTTTTGTTGTTGATGCACAGCCATCGTGGGATGCTGCACAGGATGCATGGTTTTGTGTTCCGTTTGTGAAACAGATTGTTGAAGCGTTGGAAACACAGTATGCGAAACCTCGAACTAGATCGCAGGATGCGATGAAGTTTGCTGATGATTATCGGTTCAGCAAAGTGTTTGATCAGTATTGGAAACCGTTCTTGAAAACGCTCGTATGAAACTGTTGTGGATTTCGCATCATCTTCCATCGGCCAATGTGCAAGGTGATCAATGGTTGCAAGGCGGTTTGCGTGGTGGCGCAGAAATGTCCGATGAAGAATATCTTGCTGGCGCACCTGATGATGTTGATGTGTGGCGTGTTCATCCTGAACAGTTGATTGGTTTGGATGTTCGAGAGTTTGACAAGGTATTGATCACTGGCACTGATCTTTTGACGGAACTGCAAATGCAATTTTTGGCGAAGTTCAAGCCGATGGTGTTTGTGCATCATCAGCAGACACGCACGCATGGCAGGCAAGTTTTGTTGGAATCGGCTGATCCGTTTGTGTGTCACACTCCTGCACATTTGTCTGTTGAACAGCAGTGGTGCAACCTCGAGAACACAAAGCTGGTGTTGTCTGCTTTGAATGTTGATGATTGTTGGATTGATCACAAAGAACCGTTTGCTTTGTGGGCAGCACGCAACCATCCGTTGAAAGGCAAGAATCAAGCAGCGTTGTTTGCTGCGGAACATGATTTGCCTTTTCTTGCTGTGTCCGATTTGGCGCGTGATGAAGTGCTTGCGTTGATGGCTTCTGCGTCATGGTTTCTGCATTTTCCTTTGGCGTTTGAGTCTGAGTGTCGCAGTGTGATGGAAGCAGTTCTTTCTGGTTGCACTGTGCGCACGAACGCGAATGTTGGTATCACTTCCTATGATCATTGGAATGATCCGCAATGGTTGTCTGATGAGATTGATTCTGCGCTAGAAAAGTTTTGGGGATTCGTATGCAGGTAGCAGTTCTGATTCCTACTTTGCGCAGATCGTTCAAGCTTCGTGCTGTGGCCAATAATGTGATGCAGTCCGATTCGCGTTGTGTGCCTGTGTTTATTTGTGAAGCAGATGATGAAGAAAGCATTGAATCTGTTGGCGAGATTGAAGGTGCGCAACTGGTGATCAATGTGCGTTCGCGTTCTTATGCCGGCGCAATAAACACTGCTGTGTGGTGGATGGATTCGGATTGGTTCTTTCTAGGTTCTGATGATTTGGATTTTCGTGCAGGTTGGCTTGATCATGCGTTGGCCATCGCAGATGGGTTTGATGTGGTTGGCACTAACGATTTGCACAATCCTGAAGTGTTGCGTGGTGAGCATTCAACACATTCGCTGGTGCGTGGATCGTATGCACGCAACGGTTGCATTGATGTTCCTGATGTGTGCCTGTTTGAAGGCTACAAACACAACTGGTGTGATACGGAGTTCATTCAAACTGCGATGAAGCGTGGCGTGTTTGTTCCGTGTCTCGATGCGGTTGTAGAACATAAACATTGGGCATGGCAGTTGGCTTCTATGGATTCAACTTATGACAAAGGGAAATTGTTCGAAGCAGATGATCGGCAACTGTTTTGGGGAAGGGAAAAATTATGGAATGGCATGTAACAGGTGCGAACGGTTTTATCGGTTCGCATGTTGTTTGGCATCTAATCAATCAAGGTGAAAAGGTTGTTGTGTATGGCACGAAGCCACCAACTGATCCTTTCCGTTTAAACGCATGGCAATCCACATCTGAACACAGGTTTATTGATCTGCGTTATGAATTGCCGGATTTCACTTCGGCTGATCGTGTGTTGCATTTCGCAGCTGATATGGGTGGTGTTGGATATTTCACTGCACACGATTACAAACCTTTCATCAACAATGCACGCATGACATTCAATGTGTTGGATGCTGTGCATAGGTATGAAACACCACGCACTTTCTTGGCTGCTTCAGCGTGCGCATATCCGATTGTGTTTCAACAATCGTTGCGTACCAGCAAACCGCTTGCGGAATGGATGTTGGATAGTGGCACACCAGATCAGATGTATGGTCGCGAAAAGTTGAACATGGTGATGTTGGCTGAACGATCAGATGTGGATGTGCGTGTTGGTTTGTTGCACACGATCTATGGCATCGGGCAAGAGTTCGAAGGTGAAAGGGTGAAGTTTCCTGTTGCTGCTGTGAAGAAGATTTTGAAAGCGCGTGACACTGGTATTGTTGAATGTTGGGGTACTGGTGAACAGTTGCGTTCATATCTTTATGTGGATGATGCTGTGCGCAAGATTCTTGCTGTGGTCAATGGCGACAATCGCAAGCCTGTGAACATTGGTTTCGCTGGCAACATTTCTTGCATTGATGTTTTGCGTTTGTGTGCAGACATTGTTGGTATTGATCCTGAATATGTGTTTTCTGCCGATAAGCCTTCAGGTGTTTTGAATCGTGACTGCAACAACGAACTGTTTGATTCGCTGTATGGCAACATGGACACGGTTGGATATCGGGATGGTTTCAGCAGACTGATTAATTGGTTGGGGTAGGATTGGCGCATGGCTTTGACTAACGCTTATTGCACTTTGAATGAACTGAAAGCAGCGTTGCGGATCACTGATGC